ATAAGAGGGTAAAATTACCTACACGGCAGGACGGGCTGGACGCACGAGGGAACTACAATAGTCCTGCCAACACACAACACACAGACACAGGAGATATAAATGTCTAAAAACCCATTCGAGATCAGACTCGAAACTTTAAAAATGGCTAAAGAAATGGCCGATCAGCAATTTCAATTACAAATGGACTTTATGCATCGAATGATGGATCAGTCATCTGAAGAAGGTAAAAGCATAAGGGATGCGTTTAAAGAATACGTACCTAACATGTATCAACCTGAAGAGGTGATTAAAAAAGCCAATGAGCTATATGCTTATGTAAGTGAAAAAAAATAAGTGTGATGACTTAATACATCCGTGTGGGGGAATTGTTACCCCCACTTTTTTAATGGAGTATATAATGGATGAAAAGAATTCTAAAGAACCTATGGTAAAGTTTGCAAAGACTCATACCAAGGCAATTCAAAGTAAAGAGAGTAATGCAGGCCATAATGAATTTGAACTTGCTATGAGATTTTTAGGCAATGAAATTATTGCAATAAAGTTAGCAGCTACTAATTTCAGCGGTAAGTTAATTGTATGGAGTATAATACTTTTATTAATGTCATTTATGATAATGGAAGTATTTGGTGTTGCAGAAATGTTAGGTTATGGAATGGAAGAATAATTAATAACCATGATTGTCGATATAATTTATGCATATTTAACTTATTGGATATTAGCAGCTATTGGAATAACTTTTGGTTATCATAGATATTTTGCGCATAGAGATTATAAAGTTAAACCTATATTTGAAATATTATTATTATTTTGTGGATTGTTATGTGGGGGAAGATCAGCATTAACATGGGCTGGTGTCCATAGAATGCATCATGCTTATACAGATACTATTAAAGATCCTCATAGTCCAAAGCACCTTGTGTGGTGGAAGGTAATTTTTTCTGTTTGGTGGATTAAAAAAATTCCAAGAAAATTTGTAAAAGATTTATTTCGTAACCCAAGAGTAGTGTTTTTTCATAGATATGGTTTAGTAATTCTAATAATATCATACATTATATTTTATTTTATTCATCCTAAAATAGTATTATTTTTACTTGCCCCATTAATACTACCATGGTTTTTTTATGGAGCTTTAAACTACTTTGGCCATGATGATAAAGGACCAGTAAACAGATGGTGGATTAATATTTTTGCTCCATTTGAAGGTAATCATGATGATCACCACAATTATACAAAATGAATGCGTCATGAATTGGAAAGAATTACAAGTATCTACGTATGAAATAGTACCTATAAATATACAACAAGATATTCATTTGTTATATAATGAGGCAAGTACAAATAATTCGAATTACAGTAAAAATGAATTAACAGAACCTGTTATTGGTACAACCGTTGTATATGAAAAAGATTTTTTAGTGGGGGTAAGCTCAATCCTTATGAGAGATGTTTATAATGTACCTAGAATAATGAATAGGTATTATTATAATGACGGAAGTAAGGGATTGATTCCTAAAAACTTTACTGGAAAAATAAGGGGCACTACTGTTGAAATGATTGATCAACAAGTTGATTTAGTTTTAAAAATGGGTTATAGTGGAGCGTTTACATCTCGTGAGACTTTTAAAGGATTTGAAAGATTCTATTCAGGTATAAAAGAAACATCTATATATAATTGGGAAACCGATTATAGAAAACGCTATTGTGTTAATTATAATACCCAGAATGATAATAATTGGCAATTAATAATGTGGACAGGAAAAAAATATGAACATAGTGAAATTAAAGAAGGTCGACCAGGAAACCAAGAAGAAATTTTACGCTGGCGAAATAGACCTATTAATACTCGAGGATACAAATACGATTACAATAGACGACTTTGGGGAGTTAGAAGCGCAAGACCTTTACGGAACCCTCGCAGTTCCGATAGGCGCACATTCTGAGCAAAAAGTAGCTTTAAGACAAGAAGAAGATCAACTATGGCATAATGATCGTATGTATTTTAAAGACATACATCCATATGTAGGGCTTCGATGTAATGAAGTTGATAAAGGCGCAAGTCCTACTTACTTTTGTGATATGCATGCTGCATGGGATTCATTACCTGAAGATTTAAAACAAAATGTAAGAGATGAAGGCGAGGTTGATTTTACTCTAGCGAACTTTTTTAAAAGAGCGAGATATCCTTATGATGTACAAAAACCTGCTGAGTTAAGATATTTACGAATGACTCGAAAATGTAAAAACACAATATGTAAGGAAGATGGTAAAGGAGAATACGCATACTTTTCACCAGCATACACATCTTCAAAATATTATAATGAGCTTAATCAATTATTATTTCAGGATAAATTTGTCTATGCACATGAGTGGAAAGATAATGATCTTGTTGTATGGAATAATAAAACAATATCTCATATGAGGAAAGGAACTCCACGTCATATTGTAAGAAATTTAGTACGTTATGCGTTCCATGAACCAAAGCAATCTGAAGATTACTTAACACATCTACCTATCAAATATAATCGTGACGTAATACTCAATGAAATTAAAGAATTGACTTTTAAACCTTTTGAAGTTAAAAGAGCGCCTAAAGGAAATTTTTTCAGATATGCTAAGTCCTGGTTAAGAAGTGAGATTACAACAATAAGAGATGATGGTGAAATAGGTAATGTTGTAACACAAGTCAAGAGTTTGTTAGACTTAAAGGATGATGATTTTACACTTAATGTATTCAATCAAAAAGCCAATACCTCAGTACCTGAGCATAAAGATATATCACCCTGTGCAATGATTATAATTCTGTCAAATAATGCAGCACCAATTACGTTTGTGGGGCATGGTGATATGAATTATAAATGTGCACTTCTTAATACTCAAGCTCCTCATACAATTAAGTCATACATTGAGGATCGTATTACTTTAAAATTTAGCATTAAAAAAGATTATAAAAGTTGTTTAGAATCATTAAAACTTAAATAACTATTTTCTTTTAAAAGTTTTTCATGAATTATAATATATTTTATTCCTAAATAGTATTACTTACAATATATTTATAAATAGGAATAAGTAATGATTACAGTATTTCTTCTAACTGTTATGTTAGGCGATACTGTAGTGAACCGGGATTTATATTTTGAGAATCTAAATAATTGCCTATACTTTGCAGGTAAACTAAACAAGCAACCAAGTATACCAAGGCGTGATAGTGAGACAGATCGAATCACTGCATATTGTCTTCCAAGGACAGTTGACACATCTAAAGTAAAGGTACACAAGTAATGGATCCAATTAGTGCTATTGCTGTTGCAACAACAGCGTTTAATGTTATTAAAAAAGGTATAAGTTTCGGTAAGGATGTTGAAAGTATGTATTCTGATGTAGGTCGTTGGATGGGCGCTATTGCTGATCTAGATCATGCAGAAAAAATGAACAAGAAACCTCCCCTCTTCAAAAAAATATTTAATGGCTCGAGTATTGAGCAAGAAGCTATGGATATTTTTGCAGCTAAGAAAAAAGCTGAAGCTATGGAACAGGAGTTAAGAACATTTATTAATTTGACTCATGGACCTAACTCATGGAATGAGATAATAGCTTTACAAGGTAAAATAAGAAAAGATAGACAAAGATTAATATATGAACAGCAGCAACGTAAGAGAGAAATATTAAATGCAATTGGAATTATTGTAATAGCTGTTGTGGGATCTATTATTGTGTTTGGTGGGATTTATATTATATTAGAAATTATGGGTATTATAAAAAAATGAATAAATTTTTATTGTTGTCTTTTATAGTTTTTTCATTTATTATACCTATAGAGAGTCTAGCTAAAGGTAAACAGTATGGTAAGAAGAAAGAATACACTCGTCAGCAGCAGATAAATAGAGGTGAGAAAACATTAAAAAAATACACTACGTGTAGGTTAATGAAAATGAAAACATATAATGGTGGGTTAGCATGTATATACAGAGGAGCTCAACATACATATGAAATGGAATTTACAAACACGCAAATTGGCTGCCCTCGTAAATATCGATGTGTGTATAATCCGAATCAAAAAGAGCCCAACATAGACCAAGTGATGGAAAGTTTGAGGAGTATAGCAAAAAATAAAAAGTGATAAGGTTACATTATGGCTGTTGTATTATTAGTTGTAAAAGTGAAAAGTAAAACGGAGTATATTGTTTATCATAATCGTAAATTAGTTATTAAAACGTCCAATAAGAGGATTGCATTGAATGTATATAAGAAAATTAAACAGACCCATCCGGAAGATTAATCGCGTCGTTAAAGTTATAAAATCGACATCATCTAGAAAAAAAGAAAAAAGAACTTTGCCCACTGAAAAAGAAACGTGGGAATATTATTATGCTGAAAGAAACTATTATTATGGAGATAAAGCATGAAATTAGAGCTCACTAAAAATTGGCACGAACCTTCACCAGAAATTTTATATTCGTTAAAAGATGAGGACGTATTGAAGAAATCTTTACAGTTTTTTGATAAAGATGGTTATGAATTAACTCCATTAGAACAATATTGGTATATGAATCAAGGAGTTGATATATCGGAAAAGCATTTACATCATACTGCCCACCATAAATGGTGGTTTAAAGACGCAGAGAACGCCGTAGAAGGTGCAGTTCTTGATCACTGCTTGATTAACACCAGGTGGTGCTATAGTGGTGATGCAAGACTCCAATTATTGAGATTAAAGGAGCAAAGACCGTTGTTGAATAAGCTGTTGTATATTAAACCAAAATATGGTATTGATATTAGTATTGACTTTGTAAGTCAACATTCATGTTTTGAATTATTTCATATAGAAGTAGACAGAAATAATTTTCAAGAAATTTGTGATGTTAAAAAAAGAGCAGAAGATTTAATATTAAATACTGATTGGGATAATAAAGCGATAGAAGTATTTGATAGAAAACTTGAATGGTCTGAATTACCATCTGATGATCAAAGTGATTGGAAGGCAAAATTCTTTGGATGGGATAGAGCATTTGATAATAGGAAGGTGTATGTTTAATATAATACACACTTATTATAATGAAGAAAATTTTTTAAGAAAACAATTAGAAAAATACAAAAAATGCAACAATTATTTTAATAAAATTATCATAGTTGATGATGCATCACGTAAAAAAGCTGCTCCCATTGTAGACGAATATAATATTTCAATTGATTTGTATAGAGTGTTACATGATATAGGTTTTAATTCTCATGGTTGTAGAAACTTGGCAATGGATAAAACAGATTCTGATTGGAATTTATTAATAGACATTGATTGGGATATTGATATTGATACAATTTCTAAGATTAGTAAATGTATTGAAGATGATAGTCTAAATCCTAATAATGTGTATACTTTTATATCACCAAGTGGAGGAGAGGCAATTAATACATTATTAATCCATAGAGATACATATTGGAAAGCAACTGGATATGATGAAGAATTAACAAACATGCATACAGGGGATGATCTATTTTATGAATCTCTCAGAGATTGTGGAACAACCTTTTCAAATACTGAATGGAATGTAACTCCCTTACGTAATGGTAGAAAAATTGTTTTTTTCGACGGCGATATTACAATTTATGATGATACAAATATGATATTATATCAACCAGGAAGTAGACCTGAATGGGATACGTTGAGAAAAGCGGTTGCAAGAAGAAACAGATTGAAGGGACCTAAACCAGTAATAACATTCACTTGGGAAAAGCACAATGAACATTGAATGGAGAGCTAAAATTGGTTATGGTGACTTTATGTCACCAATATGTTATGCAAATATGCAAAGTTTTAGAAAACGTAAACATACTACATTATGGTTTCATTACAAAAATGACAAAAACTGGAAGGTTAACAAACAGACTCCATGGACAGTTTTTAATTTAGCTATAGCTATCGATCATTTAGCTATTCAAACTAGCGTTGAAACTTTTCATACCTTTAATGATGGATTTGAAGTGGATTATATTAATTTCAATCCTTCTCATAATGCGCATAACTTTTGGTTAAGTGAATATCATACATTGCGTGAAAGAAACATTATAATTATTAATACAACGTTACCAAATGAAATACAAATACAAGATTATGGTAAAGAAAAAATGTGGAAAGACCCTCTTAATATAAAATGGCCACAATTTTTAAAATTAATAAGAGAAAAATATCCAAATGAAACAATAGTTGAGGTTAGTTACAGAGATCCATTAAAACGAGTACATGATTTATATTCAAGATGCAAATTAGCAATTGGATATCACGGATCGACAATGCATATGGCTAAATTTTTATTCTGCCCTATGTTTATATTTTCTAGTAGTAACATAACAACAACAGCTTTTCCTTGGGCTTATGTAACAGATACAATGGAAGAATTTTTTGAATACCCTATAGAATACTGGATTGAAACGAGCCAACTTTATCAACAAAGATTTTTAGAAACGACAGAGCAATATGCTCCTGGAGTAATTAATTGGTTAAGATTAGATTAATAAATATATTTTTATGTTGACAAACATATACAAATGTATTATAATAATAAACATAGAAAGGATATGCCGTCATAGCTCAGTTGGTAGAGCAGTTGATTTGTAATCATCAGGTCCCGAGTTCGAATCTTGGTGACGGCACCATTAAAAATATGATAGAAATAAAAAATAAACATAAATTTGCAATAGATATTGAACGTATTGTTTCAGAAAAGGGTTGCGAATATATGGAAGCGCTTTTAATTTATGCTGAAGAGCAAAATATTGAAGTTGAAACAATTGCACAATTGACAAAACAATCTTCTGTTATAAAAGCAAAATTAGAAGAAGAATGTCATGAGCAAAATTTATTGAAACATGGAGCCCAACTACCAATATGAGGAATCTAATAAGATTGGAACCATTCGAAGCATATCAAAGTTACATAGCTATAAAAAGACATTTTAGTGGTGACTATGATTATTTTAAATATAACGGAAAAGTTAATGTATCAAAAGAAAAATTTGATACACGTAAAGACAAATACTTTTTTTACAAATTATCTAAGAAAAAAGAAGTAGTTAATTATTTAATAGCTAATATGATAAAAGATGGTCCTGATTTTTGGGTAGGCAATGTTAAAGATGACATGGCTGACAAAGTATATAATGATTGGAAGAAAAGACAAGAATCATTATCTTATACTTTTAAACAAGATTTAGATAAATTGAAAGATGATTTTGATAGTAATTTTATTATACCGGATTATGGACATCCTAATTTAATGCTTGTCTATATGAGAAATGATATTTGTATTGAGACAATAATAATATTGGATATGTTAATTAATTATTCTAAAATATGGAATAAAAAGTTGACTTCTGACATATTATGGAGTAATATAAGTATAAGAATGAAAAATTATAAACCATTCCTATCTATCAATTTAGATAAATATAAGAAGATTGTATTAGATCATTTTAGTACAGTTTAATATACACCGTTATACAATTATACACCGCTATACAGGAGATACATATGAATAGCTCGTTTTCAGAGATGAAAAAATCACGTCAAAATTCAATTGATAAACTAACTTCCGAACTTAATAAACTAAACGTCAATCCACAACAGCAAGGTGGAGCTGATAATCGCTTTTGGAAACCAGAAGTTGATAAGAGTGGTAATGGATATGCTGTAATAAGATTCCTTCCTGCTCCACAAGGTGAAGACGTTCCGTTTGTTAGAGTTTGGGATC